GACCAGTCCAGCCAGTAGGAACACTTGCTTGCGTGTTATCAGATCCAGCACCAGCAAGAACTAAGTCACCTTCTTGTAATCCAGAAGGCAAAGGAGGATTATTATTCTGTCCAGAGGCGGAACTTGTGAATCCTACAAAAGTTATCGCCATTAGCTCACGTATTCGTAAGTTGCGCGATCATCCCAAACTTTGGCAAAATCTGCTGTGTTGTCGGCCCATATAATTTCTAAGTCATCACCCTGTTCATACACACGCTTAATACGCCATAGTGCGGCGCTCTTCGTTGTTCCCGGCACAGCTTCACCAATATAGGTAAACTCACCATCATCTCCGCTGCTGTCCACTAATTTATCGTATTGTGCTTCCAATGCTGCCTCTACTGTAATTGTCATTCTATCGATAATATCTTGAAACGACTGAGAAACAAACTTAGTCTTTTCGGCATCGAATATGAGGATGGCATCGCCTTCCATTAGATGACGTTTTTTAAACTCAACATCATCCATTTGTAATATGTTTACTGAACCACCACCAGAAGTACCACCAACACCTTTTGCGACTCTCTGTCGAATTTCATTTAAACTTTTTTCTAAATTTCTAGTAAGTGTCTCTTCAAATGTTCGTATGTATTTATCACTATCTTTTACAGATGTTTCAATTTTATTTTTAAATAATGAAATACTTTCTGTGGTGTCATTAACAAAACTGGTAATTTCTTGTCGGATTGATTCTTCGTCAGCAGGAGTTCCAACCTCGCCCTGTGGGCCTTGTGCGCCCTGTGAGCCTGTGTCACCCTTACTGCCGGCTAACCCTATAGGGCCTATGACACCGCGTTCTCCCCTCTCTCCTCTTGCCCCCGTCTCACCTTGCAAGCCAGCTTCGCCATCCTTTCCATCTTGACCATCAACTCCAGAAATTCCATGTATTCCCTGTTCGCCTTGCTTACCCGTTTCGCCACTGGGACCGGTTTCGCCACTGGGCCCGCTTTCGCCACGAAGCCCTTGCTCGCCCCGAGAACCATCAATTCCGGCATCACCTTGTAAGCCTTGTTCTCCTCTATCACCCGCATCTCCTTTATCACCTTGCTCACCTTGTATTCCTTGGTTGCCGGTGTCTCCCTTGTTGCCTACATAACCTCGCTCTCCTCGGGCACCTTTTTCGCCTTTGGGTCCAACGGGACCGTCAATACCTCGAATGGTTTGAACTTCTTCAAGAACATCAAAGATCTTATCTTCTAATTTTCCAACACTCTTTTTCGTATACGCAATTGATGTCGCTAAATTCAATGCTTCCGATAGAGTATTACTTTTTTGTACTTCGCTCATTATCACCCTCTTCAACTAAACTGTCGAAAAACTTCGTCATAGATTTCGCAAGAACTTTTTGGTCATCTGTTTCTTTCAACAAAATTTCAAATTCTTCATTCGCTGCTGTTTTCTTTGGTGGCTCAACTACCGTTACTGGCGTTGGTTTCAAAGGTGTAACAGTATCTTCAACTTCGTCGGGTTCGTAATCGCCATCAGCCCTTTCCTGCTCGATTTCTTTGTCAAGAACTTCCATGTCTTCTTCGGTCATTCTTAAAACCTTCTTCTTCACATAGTCTTGTGAGAAGTATTTTCCAACATAAGGTTCTATTTCATTTAGCATACCCATTCTTTCGCGCATGATCTCAGTTTCTTTCAGTTCTTGAAATTGAGAATCCGTAATGAAATCATAATAGATACTTTCTTTCAATACAAGCCATTCTGATTTTGTACATACGCCCTTTAACAGCAAATGTGTTTCTAACAGTTTGTCGAACATATGAGAAAATCTTAAACGCAGACGGTTAACAAACTTAGCAAACTTCACTTCGTCTCGGGTAATCTCGCTCGATCTCCCCAAAGAAAACCCAGCATCGGATTCCAATCGTGAAACAGGAACATTTAATGATTTGTATAATTTCTTTTGGAAGTATAATACATCATCCATTTCGCCCAGATTTTGCCCAGAAGGTAAGGTTGAAATTTCTGTACCTTTACCACCTTCTCTACGGGGCAACCAAAAATCTTCCAGCATAGTTTGATACCGACGATCATCTCTGATCTCGCCAGTAACAGCATCGTATACTAATTTGTTTTTATACTTTTGCATAATGTCACGTAGATATTGTTCCGCTTTCATCTTAGGCAGATTACCAACATCGATATAAAAGATTCGACGTTCTGGTGCCCGTGAAATTCGGTAGATAACAGTAGCATCCTCAAGCATTCTCAATTGGTTTAGAGGCTTGATTGCTTTATGTAAGTGTGACACTAAGTTACGACCATTCTCGTCTGTTATTCCGGAATGAACATAACAAATTGAATCTGGGGATATTTTTAAGGTGTTTAATGAACTGTCCTTTTCAAAACCTGACTCAGAATACATATAGAATTCTATGGGTTTAGTATACAGTTTTTCGCCATTTTGCCCCGAAGTTTCTTTTTTGTTTTCTTTTACTTTTCGGATTTTTCGTGGATCGATATATCGAAGTTCTCTCAACCCTTTCTTAGGCGATTTCTCATCAATAACCATATGATAATAGATCTTACCATCAACATACCATCGTCGGAAAATATCATATCCTTGGTTGTTGAAGTCAAGCAACTTCATCACATGCTTAAATTCTTCTCTCAATTTTTCTTTGAAAGCCTCAGACTGTTCTATCTTATCAAGTATAATTTGAACGGGATAGTCATCGTCGGAATGTACAATAGTTTCATTAACAATATCGTCAATAGCAATATCACATTCTGCTTGGGTCGCCATTTCACGATACTTGCGCACCATGTCTGCGGTTTTCTGCCCAGCATCCCCGGACTGATCAAAGTATGTTCCATATACACCACCAGCCGAAACCGGCATTGCCGCATCGTCATCCGTGGGTGGAACGAAAGAACGCAAAGATTCTGATTCTCTGTCGTCTTTACCAATTTTATAACCAAATAATGTAAAGGCCATATTGTCCTCTTATAAAATTAAAAAAAAAGGGGCGTAATAGCCCCTTCAAAAAAACTATTACGCAACTATATATCTCTATTTAGTTGCGAGTTTTATTAGTATTATTACAATGTAAGATCACTATCTTGGAGATACGAGTACTGGAAAGTAACCGTATATTCGAGAATAGCATCTGTATTATCATAAGACATATCGACTTGCGCCAATTCTGTCGGGAAAGCATCTTTTAATGTATACTGTGCAATTTCTTTACCTTCATTATTTAAATGGTAGATATCGATTGTACCGTAGTAATTAGTTGTTGATGCTAAATCCGCAAGACCGTAGTCAGAACTTTTGATTGCTTGTGTCCACGCTTCAAAGTTTGCATGAAGAGCCATAGACTCCTCACCAATGAATGTAGCACTCCACTCAGTAAATGTTCTGTCGCCAGGCACTTTCATTCTTCGGCCGCCAATATGGGGAATTTCAATAACACCCATAGTGTATGAAGGGATGGTAGTAGCCTTACACAAACTTTTAACCGCGTTTCCCGCCAACTGAGGTAATAAAACCCCAGACGGTGCCGTCATCGTAATGTAAAAGTTGTTTGGTCTAGCAGCGACACCTAAAGCGCCTTTGAAAGTATCAAGATTAAATGACATATATTTTCTCCTTTATTTTGCTGACCAATTACGATGTAGTGAAGTAATCATAAGTCCAAGTGACAGTAAACTCTTCAATAGCATCAGTAGTATCATACGACAAATCAATTGCCCCAATTTCACTTGGGAAACAATTAATTAATGAATATGTCCTTACTGATACATTTGAAGCATTCAATTGTTCAACGGTCAATGTTGCTCTTTCTGAATTTCGATCACCTTGAAACGTATTAGAAGCGGTTGTACCATAATCAGATACATTAAATTTCTTCTGAAACGTTTCAATAGCATTCCTAGCACTAAACCCTTGGTCGTTGATGATAGTAGTTGTCCATTCGGAAAATACTCGATCACCAGCAACCTTCAAGCGTCTCCCCCGAAAGGGGATTTCAATCATCCCCAAAGTCGAAGAAGGCAATGCAGCAGATTTCGTCAAGATTGACAAGTTGGTCGCATTATTCACACCAGAATAAGTCACTCGAAATAGATTGGAACGGGCCCCCGCCCCAATCGAATTTTTAATGTTTTGTAATGTTGGTGCTGCCATTTTAATTCTCCTTAGTTGTTTTCAATTAACCACCAATCTCAGCAAATGCTGCGGCACCCGCAACAGATGTGAAATTAAGCTGGATAAAGTTAACAGAAGCAACTGGACGAACAAAAATGTCACATACAAACTCGTTAGCATTAACAACTTCTTCAGGATTATTTGTAGCGTCACAAATAACTCGGAAGTCTGTAATACCACGACCACCCTGTACTGATCTCAAATAAGCAGATACGATATTGCTAAAAGAAGATCGTGTTGCGTCATCGTTTTGATCAAACAGAACATCACCACCAGCATCACCAATGATAGATTCCATCGTAATAAACAAACGACGAACATTGATACGACTGAATGAAGTTTTCTTCTGTGTGAAAGTTTTGTCACCAAACAATACTGTTCCACGGCCAGGCTGTGAAAAGATTGGGTTAACACCTAACTTGTAGAGTGTATCTCTTTCAGTTTCAACAGGGTTCCAAGCAAGACGTACCGAATTTAAGATACGACCATTTTGATAACCAGCAGGAGAGAACCAAGGTTCGAGATTTCCGTCTACTCGTGCGATACAACCAGCAACGTCAGCATTACAAGGAACATAAACATAAGTATCGTTATAACGATCATATGCATATTTCCAGTTAGAATCCGCAACACCGTAAGTAGAAGCAGTAACTGTTCCAGCAAAAGTAGCAACATCTGTTGCTTCAGAACCGGCATTAGATACAACATCTGTTCGCAATGGAGAGAATACAGCAACACAGTCTTTACGTAATTCAGCGACTTCAATCGCTTTGTTAGCAACAGTAGCGTCACCTTGACCAGTGATGATAACATCAACGTCAAGATTTAGTTTGTTTGAGTAAAGAGTGATACCAGCGATATATTCAGCAGATGCAACAGCAGCGCCATCGTTACCGTCAGTCAATGAATCAACATGAACCGTTGCCACACCACCATCGGTGAATGTAGTTCCAGCAGAGGCTGTTCCCCAGTTGGTTCCTTGCGCGCCTACTGTACCCAAACCATCAGAAACATAAGTGTTTGTGATACCAGTCGCGGCGATTTCGAAAGTACTGCTAGTAACAACTGTGATAGCACCAGTGAGATCAAATTCACCACCAGTTGCAGAATCAACAACACCAGTTACTACAACTGTTTCTCCAACGAGAAGTGTGTGAGCAGCAGAGGTATAGGTAACTTTATCTACCGAGAAAACAGCATCTGTGATTACTGCGGTCTTTTCAGGAATAGCTGCAACGTGATTAGCCCAACGAACATACATAGATTCGTTATTGATAACGTCTTTGTAGTAGTTAGTTCCACCGTCGATCTTACGTGCATCAGAGGCTTTAGATACTGACTCAAACTTCTCAAGAAGTTGGCCAGGAACGCCTGTGATTTCGCCGTCTTCATCGATAACTGCAACGTGAAGTTCGTCAAGAGATCCAGCCAGTGCAGAAACGTGATCTGAAGTGCCAGGAGCAACATCAAAAAAGTTCTTGTAATCAGCAAATTCTGCGGAATCAAATGCGGCAGTGCTTTCACAAATTACTACTTTGATTGAGTTACCCAGAACACCAGCGTGTTTTGCGACCCAGTGCCCAGCAGCGGTTAAAGTTGCACCAATATAGGCATCGTCATTTGAAATTAATTGACCAGTACCAGATGCTGTAGCATTTAAAGCGCCAGTTCCAGCAACACGCACAACATACTCAGAAGCTGAATATGAAAGAAAGGCTGCGGCAGACAAAAAATCTACGTTATTTGTAAGAGTTGGAGCACCAAATTTTTTGACAAGATCTGATTCACTAGTGACCAGAGTCGCCTCATCAAGTGGCCCCCAAGAAAATGCGCCAACTGCTGCGCCGGTAGTTGTACCAACGCTTCCAACTGACGTTACCTGATCTCTTTCGGAAATTTTTATTCCGGGCGATTGAAGGTTAATTGCCATTGTTATTCTCCTTTAGTTAAATTTTATAATCGGAATCACGTAAAATCATTAATATTTTCATTCAAGATTATTTATAAAAAGTCGTTTTTTAAGTAGTTATTGTTAATTTCCCAAGTTTGACCAGAATCATCAACGTAAGATTCTTCTTCCAATCCTGTATTTATAAATCCGAAAGGTACAACAGAGTTCTCTATCATCTCTATCCGTGATTCATACATATCCTTTCTGATATTTATATCTGTCAAATCTTTGAAAAATGGATCAGTGAACAACCAAGAAAATAGTACCAAGGTCATTACTAAGTCATCATGGTACCCTTCGTCAGCCGAATAGCTACCTTTTCTCTCAATGAAAGTTGATATCTCAGAAATAATGTCTGCGTCAGAAATTAACAATTTCTTTTCTTCTATTAACGATTTAAATGTCGAACATCCGATTCGTTTTATTTTTTTGTCAGTCGTAATACCATATTCCATCTTACCACTCCCACCAAAACCGCTGGCGAGTCGTTGCCCTTTGGATGATCTACTGACAAACAAAATGTTTTCGTACTCGTACTCATTGTACATAATATGTGCGACCTGTTCTGACGAATTGATTTCTATAAGAACAAACGCTTCATTGTATTTCATTGCAACAGAATGAATGACCGAAGGGTATAGCATCGGGCTAATTCTATTGTTTCTATATTTTGCTACAATTTTAAAAGGGTTTTGACCAACATCCACAGTTACAAATGCAGAATGATCACCACCAACACCTTTCGCGGTATCTGCAACAATAACGTAAGTATGCCCCTCCTGTGGTTCTTCGAAAATGTCCAGCCCATCGTTTTGATATATGGGTTGAACTATTGACATTTGCGCAATATGATCCGAGTTGATCAGCGTCAAACTCGAACCAAGAAATTTACATAACACTTCCTGATTGTATTTCAGATCTCCCAGAAGTCTTCGCTGTTCGTTTGCCCAATTCTCATCACGGCCTGGTATTTCCCAGTATGGTATGAAAAGGTTTACGAACCCGTTGCGATCTTCCTCTGCATCATTCCAGAATTTCCAAAAGTGATTGTAACCTAATGGGGTGGATGATAGCAGAATCTTGGTAGTCTCACCGGCAGAAATTGTAGGATAAACAGAAGTAAAGAAATCTTCGGCCACGTTGTTCGGAATGATAGCAGCCTCATCAACATACAACATATTGACAGAACGCCCACGAATAGCACTCGATGATGTTGCGGCTGTAAATACCTTGGAACCATTCTCCAGTTCTATATCACCCTTATTCCACGTAGTAACGCCCTGTTGTAACCACACTGGCAGGTGCTCATACATAATCTGAAAGCGCGACAGAACCTCTCTCGCGGCGGCTGCCTTGTTAGCTAGGATAGCAACAGTCCTACTAGCGTGAAAAAGTGTATTCCATAGAATATAGGCCGCAGAACTGGTTGTCTTCCCCTGCTGACGACCTTCCATAAGGATGATCCGCCTATTATCATGGATAACTTTAATCTTCTTTTTCTGACACTCATACAAATCAAATGGTTGCAAACCATGATCAAGTGTTACGATCTTACAATAGTTTATTATAAAGTATACAGGATCTTCGGCACATTTCATGTACTCTTCGATCTGTTCTTTGGTAAAATCTATCGCAACACCAGCGGCTTTCAGATTCTGATTGCCGAGATACTGTGTTGTTGTCATTATTTATTTTGTCCAATCAATTTCTGTAGTTCTGCTGTGCTTCCTACGAATAATGTATTATTAACATTTGTCACCCCAGTTTCTTGGGTCTTGTCGTCTGTTTTCTTAACATCTTTAACTTTCTTCGCTAAGTCCAACAGGTCTTTGTTGGTATCCGCAATCGTTTTAATTAGTTGCCCTGCGACTTCGTATGCGCGAGGGGATTCGTTTTCTTTGGCCAAGTACATAATGTTTTCAATAACATTCTTACCATTCTCAATCAAACCTTTTAGGTTTCCTCTAGCATATTCGTAGTCATCGTCGATAGTAGTATTCTTGACTACCGGAGCAGCAATAGGCTGCACCACTTCTTCGGCTTCCACTTCAATAACATTACTCATATCTACGGGTAATCCAAAGAAATCACTTAAGTTTTTGTCCGTCTTATTCATCATGATATAACCTCCGTAAAGTCAAAGTTGGCATCCCCGACATAATTGTAGGTATCTTCCGCAACCAATGAGTCGTATTGGAAGAACGCAACTTCAGCATTTGTGATGTATTTATTAGTGGTAACTGGGCCAAACAAATAACCCTTAACAGTGAATTCTAAATCCCAAGTTAATATTCTGTTTGTTTGATAGTCTCCTTCATAACTGTCATCAGATGTTACCGAACCCAATTCAATAGGAATATCCATAGTCACTTCAATAGCCGGCAGAACCTTCATTGTCACAGTAAAATCTGGTACAAAGAATGGTAAAATCTGTTCGATTAGTTGTGTTCCATCTTCAGCATTCTTCGCTAATATACTCAACGAGAAATTGAAATCGTAGGGAACAGGCGCATATGTAGATTGGAAATTAGAAAGATCTGTGTTGAGACTTCCCTTAAACTTTGAAAATGGGTTTAGTTTCCGAATAGGATTGTATCCCAAACTAGTCATCGTGAAACCAATTCTAGGAAGTATAGTAGACACAGAACGAGTAAAGTCAGGGTCAGCCAAAACTTTTTCTATCTGCTTATTCTTGGGGCCATATGAAATAGGAACATTCAATGTCTGTGACAAAGCACCGAGCGAGTCATATCGTTTGACTTGCATGTCGTTAAAGATGTTGCCAAACATAATGACATATCTTCTAATTGTGCCGTGGTAGTAATCGTGACCAAATATCATATATTTTTCCTAAATTGCTTGACATTTACTTGACAAGGTGTTACACTATCGGTGTAGCCTATCATTATGGTTAGAACTAACTACCGAATGGATTTGTTTCAGACATATCTAATATATCTTGATCTGTTATTCTAGACTCGATGTAAGCATTGTCGGCTGTCTCATCAGCATCTTCCACTTCAGCATTGATTGATATATCAGCACTTAAATCAGTTTCGATGCCATCAATTGCAGCAATATCAGTATCAAGTACTTCACTTGAATACTCGTATCTGTCACATTTAATCTCGTAAGTATACAACTTACCTAATTGAAAGAATGTTTCAATATGTTCTACAAACTTAATCTCGTACATATATCCAGCCAAAGGTAAGTATACTAAATCACCTTCTCTGGGGCGTAATATGTCAGCATAATCATATGTCTGTTCTTTAATTAAATTGTCTTTGTTCTCCAGAATAACATTGTGATTATATTCTGTTAAAATACTTTCTGTCAATGATTGAGTAAATCGTTTCTTGGCTACAGTGAATGTTATTGATTCATCTACCTGTAATCCAAACTTGGATAAGAACTCTTGCTGCCCTAGAAATCCATCATAAGTTTTAATATAAAGTTCTAGTTCTAACGCATCATCAAACTTAGTTAGCGTATCTTCTGTATACAAAGCATCTAAATTCACATGTGTTCTTGGAAGATAATATGCATCCAAACCATAAATCTTAATGGCTTCAATTATAAGATCCTCAACAAGATTTTGTTCCTGTTTTACTTCTGCATACTGATTGTAAAAAGCATTACGTGCCATCTTAGCCTACCATATCTGAAACAGGTAATGAAAATGAGGATATCATTTCTTCTTCTAACTTTGCAAGTTCTTCCGAACTCTCATCCCAGATCTTTTGACCATTGAACATAACACCGCCAGGCATCTGGATACCTTCAAACTTCTTGAGGTTCTCGCCCCACTGCTTCTTGATTTGTGCGGTAGCATACCTCTTCAACCATCTATCATTCCATACATCAGGATAAGTGTCTGGATCTAACTTCTCGTATGCTTCAATAACAATGTATTCACCAACAGTAATACGCCCGGTCCAATCTGTATCAATATACAACTTATCGGTGTGTCGGTTGAACCTCAACCCTTGCTGACCTACGAATAGTTCTTCCATCAACGCAATGTTCTGCATGGCCATATAGTATGGTGCTGCTGGCCCGTAGTTGAAAGCAAACGCATCGTTAAGTGACATTTGATATCGGATGTTAAACATACTGTTAGCAGAGAACGCACCGCCAATCGGTAAAATGTTTGTTACACCAATGATGTTTTCCGCAATGGGAAGGTATTTGTTGTCAATATCATCTTGCGTGACCGCGTGGGCTAGAAAGGTTTTTCTGGTGCCGTCAAAGTGATAGTCGTGATAATACTCTAAGGATACCTCAACACAGTCTTCGACCTGTTCGTCAGCCACATTTATCTCTAATAAAGGCGCACCGAGTCTTCTCAGACAAAATTCTTTGAATTCTTCTCTTGTTGCAGGTTTGCTAATACTCATTGTTTTCCCATATTACATTAGAGTTTATCCTCTATTTATAATATGAGAAAACTTGAGATCGACTGTCTGTGCCTAGAATCCACTAGGCGTATGGTTGTTAAGATGATGTAAAGTATTGTATGGAAAATCTAAATTCAGCGGTGGCATTTAGTTCAGCTTGAGTAATTGGCGTTGCAGAAGAGTTTATGCCAGCGGTCCTCCCGTAGACTTCTCCATATGTAGTTCCCGAAACAGAAGTTAGAAATAATGCATTAACATCATTACCCCAATTTACGTAATAGCCGATTATCCCATTAGATTCTACGCCTGTAACTGCAACAGTATCTGCTACAGTAAAAGGAAAGCCAGTTAGGAAAGCCGCACCACTACCGTTAACAGTTGCTACTTTTACATTTCCGTTTAGTGTTACCATCCGGCCAACCTTAGTATAAGATCCACTTGCTCCCAAGTCTGTCACAGTAGCCACTGTCGTGCCGTGTGTAATTCCAGGCGTCCAAGTCCCCTCCTCATAGCTGTCAAGCGTGTTGCTTGAAGAAGTGCCAGTACCGCCAGCATCACCGAATATCACACCATACCCAGAATCAAATTTTAAGTTACCACCAAAATGGGCAGACCGTAACGTTCCTGTATCGCGCCCAAGTACGAAAGGTGTTCCAGCAGGTGAAGGA